GACACAGCAGACACAGCAGACACAGCCCAGTAAATAGGAGGATATTATCATGTTATCAAAGAAAGAATTATTTAATGCAAAGGCAGCAGGTCAGAAAATCGAGAAGGGATTACAGATTGATGTTGTTAATGTCGGTTCATATGCCGACACTGACAAAGATGGCAACCCAGTGGAAGTATCAGTTTTTGTGGATAAAAACGGTTCAGTTTTTACAAGCATTTCTAAGACTGTTAATGAAACATTAGATATGATTGAAGATATAATATCGGATGATGGACACGCTGTAGTTGAGGTGTGCGAGAATACTTCCAACAGTGGCAGGAAATTTTATCAGTTAATGCTAGTATAGTCGTTTATTAAACTATTACTTAAAGGGGGGAGGTTAAAAACCTCTCCCCTTAATTACTCTTTATGATTACAGGAGGGATAAACTATGGGTAAGATAACTAAGAAGTCTCAGTTATTGAAAGATTATAACAAAGAGCGGAACAGGATTAAACGTTTTATTAGAAACGCTGAGAAAAGGGGGTACGTTTTTGAGCCTAATCTTATCCCACCAAAACCCAAAACTATCACAGCAGGGTCAATACGGAGACTGTCAAAGATTAGACCAGCACAGCTTTATAACAAAGCTTATGCTATCAGTGCAGTAACAGGACAGCCAATAACAGTTGAGCAGAGAAAAAGAGAAATCAGACAAGAGGCATCTAGGAAAGCATGGGAGACTAGGCGGAGGAAAAAAGACAAAGAAGATTATGAGAGGATGAAATCAGATAGCGAATGGCAACAGACGTTTCATGCTTCAAAGATAGTATGGGATAAAGTGCAATCAATGATAGCTAATGTTGGTACGCAACAATCACAATCAGCAGACTTATTAAACAATTTGTTAAATTCAGAAATTGAGAAGTACGGAGTAGACGCAGTTTTATATTCAATATCGCAGGCAAGTGACGATTTTTTATCAACGTGTGAAGCTATTATTAAGTATCACCCATCCAGTGAAGTTTCAAGAACGGCCGTACAGCATTTATATACATTAATAAGTGGTAATTTACCGAGCGATGCAGAACAAGCGGAAATTGATAACGCATTATCTAACGATGAGTATTGGGATGAAATATGAGAAAGCAAATGAAATATATGGTTGGTGATTTTGAAACTACCGTATATGAGGGACAGACATTCACGGAGGTGTGGGCGTCAGCAGTAGTAGAGCTAGGCACAGAGGAAGTTAAAATACACCATTCAATTAGAGAAACATATAATTATCTCTACAACTTAAAGCAGAATATTTGTATATATTATCATAACTTAAAATTTGACGGTTCGTTTTGGCTTTCATTCCTACTAACAGATTTGAAATATGAACAAAAACTTTATGTAAACCCCAATAATGATAGTGACGTTCATTTTCTAAAGGAGAAAGATTTAACCCCAAAATCGTTTGTCTATTCGATTTCGGACATGGGGCAGTGGTATAGCATCCTTATTAGAACACCATATGCACTTATCGAGATTAGAGACAGCTTAAAGTTGTTACCATTTTCAGTCGAACAAATAGGCAAAAGTTTTGATACAAAGCATAGAAAACTTGAAATGGAGTATACAGGATTAAGATACGCAGGCTGTCCAATTACAGATGATGAAAAACGCTATATTGCCAATGATGTTCTAGTGGTTAAAGAAGCATTGGAAATAATGCAATCGGAGGGGCACTTAAAACTTACAATTGGTTCGTGCTGTCTATCTGAATTTAAACACACAATAGACAAGCAAGACTATCAGGCTTTTTTTCCTGATTTAACACAATATAAATTAAATCCCAATGATTATAAATACTCAAACGCTGACGAGTATATTAGACATTCATACAGAGGTGGTTGGTGTTATCTAAAGAAGGGATGCGAAAACAGAATTTACACTGAGGGTTTAACGGCGGATGTCAATAGCTTGTACCCATCCATGATGCATTCAGAAAGTGGGAATTATTACCCTATTGGTAAGCCAGTTTTTTTCAAAGGTAAAATACCGTCAAAATGTCTTACAAATCAATACTACTATTTTGTTCGTATTCGTACACGTTTTTATTTAAAGCCGAACAAATTACCATTCATTCAGATTAAAGGAAGTTTTTTCTATAAGGCCACCGAAATGTTAGAGACATCGGATATAGTTGATAAAGATACAGGAGAAGTATGTACATGGTACAAAGATTTTGACGGTAATATTAAAAAATCTACTGTTGAAATGGTGCTTACGCAGACTGATTTTGAATTGTTGCAAGAGCATTACAATCTTGTAGATTTTGAATTATTGGATGGATGTTATTTTAGAACTATAACAGGGATTTTTGACGAATATATTGACAAATATAAGAAAATTAAACAGATTAGTACAGGGGCAAGACGCACACTAGCAAAACTCTTTTTAAATAACTTATATGGTAAACTCAGTAGTTCGGATATATCATCTTTTAAAGTAGCAAGGGAGAAAGATGATGGCTCATTAGGTTTTACAACATTTGAAGAACACGAAAAGAAAGTTATGTATATCCCAATAGGTTCAGCCATAACAAGTTATGCTAGAAATTTTACTATTAGAGCCGCTCAGCAAAACTATAAATATTTTGTATATGCTGACACGGACAGCATCCATTGCTGTACTACAAAGAAAAATATTAAAGGCATTAAAATACACCCTTCTAATTTCTGTTGTTGGAAGTTAGAGAGCTATTGGGATAAAGCTATTTTTGTCCGACAGAAAACATATATTGAACATGTTACACACGAAGATGAAAAACCGATTGAGAACCCGTACTATAATGTAAAATGTGCAGGTATGCCCGATAGATGTAAGAAATTGTTTCTTAAATCAATGGAAGGGGTGACAGATGAAGAATTAGAGAAATACCCTACAATTCAACAGGAATTTTTAAAAACAAAGAGAACACTTGCTGATTTTAGAATAGGATTGGAAGTATATGGAAAACTGCGTCCAGTGAGAATAAGAGGGGGTGTAGTATTACAAGAGACAACATATAAAATGAGATAAAATGTTTCACGTGAAACATAGCAAAAGGACAGAATTAAATTCTGTCCTTTTTAATATATCTATAACGTTAATTCTTAATGCATGGGTAGGCATACACCCAACAACACGAGGCATGTCTTATATTTCAAAGAGCCTTTCATGCCTATGTTACAAAAATAACTAACGCAGATACCATTAATAATAAGCTAAGGCTTTAAGTATACATTCTTTACAATCAAGTGAATAAAACCTAAAACAACCTCTATCAAAGAAGTATCGCATATAATCAATTAGCCAAGCATTATTTTTGAGCATCACATAATTGATATTGTGGTCATCTGTAGTCACAGAAATTCTTTGCTTAAAATCGGGGTCAACTTTTTTGTCACAGTAAACTATACTTTGTTCTTCAAACATTTTAACTGCATACTCTTCACCCTTATATTTAAGTGTACAGAGATAGCGAGTCTGACCCCTCAGTTTTGCAATGAAAGCATTATTATCATTTAGATAAACATTCTGAGAAGCATATGCCACATAGTTAGATTTGTTAAAAGCCCTGTTGAATAGTGAGCTTTCCTGTAATTTAGACGCACTCTCATTATAGCCTTGTTCAAGCACAAAACCGTCTCCGCGTAAAAATTTAACACCAGAGGTTAGTCTGTCAGTAATGCCCAGTGCTGTATAATAAGGATTTAGCAATGTGACGGCGTTTGAAATCATTATTACAGGCACATATCTAACTTGACTATTATTACCACGCGCGATTGAGGTGTGTATGCTTATAAATTTACTAACTTCATCTGCGCAGTAATGATTAGTTTCGGACTGGAATTCATCTAAAAGAATTCTTGATACATCACTCAGATAGTGAGAATATTTTTTCACTTTATCTGCACAATTGAGGGCTACAGCGTAACCACAGGATTTGCCCTCGTCCTCTTCATCATAGGCACTACTTAGAAATAGCTCATACATTTTACTATTACCAATTTGAATAGCTTTCATGGTGTATGCTGAGAAAAAAAGATTGTGTATATCCTTAAAAAATTTGTCTGCTGAGTCCTTTAACTCGTCTTGAAATCTGTATAGTAAGCAAAATTTCTCACCGTATTTTAAAAATCTATTCACTAGATACCTATTAAAATATGTTGTTTTTCCTGCACTTCTATTTGATGTTGATATATAAATTTCTGGTACATTTCCATTAATGTCCTTCATGCTTAATAGCTTAGTGCCGTCATAATATTTTATATCGTTCATTTATCCACCTTCCTTGTTTAATTATAACAAATTATCAACAATTTGTCAAATTAATGTTGATAATTTGTGAATAATATGCTATAATAAGAAAAAAGAAAGGAGGTTGACATTATGATTAACGAGTTATCAACATTGATTTCAACACTTGGCTTTCCCATAGGCATGTGTTTAATTATGTGCTATTACATTAACAAAATTAATGATGCACATAAAGAAGAGACTGACAAGTTTGCGGATGCGCTCAACAATAATACAGTCGTGCTTCAAAAACTTTGCGATAAGCTCGACAGTGAGGTGGATGTAAATGACAAGTAATGATATTGTAAGAGTTGCAAGAGGGTACTTAGGACAGCCATATGTATGGGGTGGAGAGTCCGAAGCCGAGGAAGGATATGACTGTAGTGGGTTTGTATATTCTGTACTGAATAAATGTGGTATGAAAGTACCGAGAACTACAGCACAAGGTTACTCAGCATTAGGTAAAAAAGTATCCAATATTCAAAGCGCTGATTTACTTTATTTTGGTAAATCAGTCAAGAGAATTACTCACATAGCTATCGCTATTAACAGTACACAAATGATTGAGTCACAGGGAAATAGTAAAAACACAAAAACAAACAAGGGCAAGGGTGTATTAATTACTAATATTTCCCACCGAAGCGATTTAGTACTCGTTAAAAGAATTGTTGATTTTAAAAAGGAGAAATTAACGACCATGTGTTTACTGAAAAAAGGCACTAAAAATAATGATGTCACAGTGTTTGAAATATTGATGGCAAAGCTTGGCTATTATACAGGCTCAATTGATACCTCATATGGCAAAGGGTGCGTGTCTGCCTGTATTAATTTTCAAAAAGACCACAACCTTATACAAGACGGTGAATGTGGTAATAACACATGGAAGGCGCTTCTCGCTGAGGTGATTTAATGGCATGGGTAGTTATTGAGGGTACTAGAAAGTATCTGACTCAAACTCAGATGGAAAACAACGCGCAGGAGTTTAACCGTTACTTTATGGGAAAGTACACACTTGAAAGTATCTGTGGTATGCTTGGCAATATTCAAAGAGAGAGTACCCTTAACCCTGCTCTTAAAGAAACATTAAGTGCATCCAGTGGTTGGGGCTTAATTCAATGGACTCCCTCCTCTAATCTAACTGATTATGCAAATGCACAAGGCAGGGATTGGAAAGATGGAGACCTCCAATGTCAGTTAATTAATGCTGAAGTACTTGAGGGGTACGGTGGTCAATGGATACCCACTAAGAGTTACCCATACAGTGGTTTAGAATTTTCTCGGCTAACAGATGTTGAGGAAGCAGTCAAAGCATATTGTTTTGAAAGAGAGCGTGCAGGGGTTGTGGCATTAGACGAAAGAATTCAAAACGGAAAGAACTGGTATGAATACTTAAGCGGCTCACCTGTACCACCTACACCTTCAACGAGAAAGCACTTACCCATTTATATGATGTTACGCAGACGATTTTAGAAAGGAGAATTAAAATGGCTAAATTGTCAAAGAACGAATTGATTGAAAAAGTAAAAAAATATGTCGGCAACAGGACAGACGATGAAACTATTGAGATTATTGAGGATATAACCGACTCAATCGACACATCTGATGCCGATGAATGGAGGCAGAAATACGAGAAAAATGACAAAATGTGGAGAGATAAATATGTCTCACGTTTTTTCGATAAGAAGGATGAAGGCCTCGAAACCCCAACCGAGCACGAAGAAGAAGAAGAAGAAGAAAAAGAGTATAATTCCTATGAGGATTTATTCGAGAAGGAGGAAGATTAATGGCTAGAATAATCAGTAAAACTAAGCTTGATGCACGCTCCATTGACATTCTCAATGTCATTAGAAATAATGCATCCTACGCATATCAGAAAGATGTACCAAAAATTGATAAAGAACAGGACATACCAAAAGTTGGTGAAATACTTTTCGGCAATCCAACACATGCTAACGAATTTATTAACGCATTAGTTAATAGAATTGCTCTCGTGCGTGTGCAGAGTGCGACTTTCAATAACCCATATAAGCATCTTAAAAAGGGCTACTTGGAATTTGGCGAGTCTGTAGAGGATATTTTTGTTGGAATAATCAAGGCTGTAAAATATGACCCCGAAAAAGGTTCAAGTCGAGAGTTTAAACGTACTCTTCCTAACGTACAATCTGTCTTTCATTTAACCAACTGGCGCGTAATGTATCCAATTACTATTGAGAAACAGGCTTTGAAGCGCGCGTTTACATCTGCTGACGGCGTTACTAATCTTATTTCATCAATTATTGAACAGGTATATCAGTCCGCGGAGTATGATGAGTACTTACTTTTTAAGTATCTTCTTATAAAAGCAGTTTCACACGGCAAATTATACCCACAGCCTGTTAATACTACTGATATGAATAGTGTTGCCGTGAATTTTAGAGGGAAATCAAACTTATTACCTATTGATATGACAGGTAGATTTAATGAGTTGCACGTTCAGAATAATACCCCAACTGAAAGACAGTGTATTTTTATGGATGCTGATTTCAATGCAAAATTTGATGTTGAAGTACTTGCTAGTGCATTTAACATGAGCAAAGCAGAATTTATAGGAAAGCTTCATCTTATTGATGATTTTAGTTCCTTTGATAACGAGAGATTTGAAGCCATTAGGGAAGAGTCAACAGAACTTGAAGAGGTAACAACGGCTGAGCTTAATTTAATGAAGAATGTAAAAGCCATTTTAGTTGATGAAGCTTGGTTTCAAGTATATGATAACTTGTTTGAATTTGCGGAAACTCAAGTTGGTAGTGGGCTGTATTGGAATTACTGGCTTCATGTATGGAAAACTATTTCTTATTCGCCGTTCGCAAACGCTATAGTTTTTGTTGATAGTGGCGCGACAATTGACAAGCCTGACACAATCGCTGTAAATGTTACAGGAAAAGACATCACTGAGGTTGGTACTATCTTCACTCTTAATGTGCAGGACAAGGCTACACTTGCACCTAATACACTTAATTTTGTACAGACCGAAGCCCTCACCACAGCAGGGATTGCAGTACAGAAATATGGCGCTATTGTTATTCCTTCAACACAGTCCACGACAGAAATTACTATTGTGGCAGACTTAGACGGAACAACCTACACAGGCGATACTAATATCACTAGTGCTAGTGCCGTAGGTGATACAGTTGTTTTAAATAAAGGATGATGATATATGTACATAGTACCCGATAGTGAGGTGTACATGCTGAGTGGAGTACCACTATCCACTCAGCAAAAACACACACTTTATTTTTCAGATATTAAGGCTCAATCAGATTATTTTTTGAGCAAATCAAAAAAACATTTTACTAATGTAAGTTACAACCGTGTAAATAAGGGAAAATGTCGTATGCAGGCAACAGCGGATAGCTTGTACGATTGCAATTATATGATGTTTCAGAACAGCGCTTTTAGTACACGTTGGTTTTATGCATTTGTAACTGGAATTGAATATATTAATAACGTGACTGCTGAGATAAGCTTTCAAATTGATGTTTTGCAAACTTACTGGTTCGACATTGTGAGAAAAGAATGTTTTGTTGAGAGAGAGCATAGTCTTACCGATAGAATAGGTGACAATATTTTACCTGAGAACGTTGAATGTGGCGAGTATGTTTATAATGGTGATGCTCAATTAATTGGGCTAGGCTCATTAAGTACTTGTACTATGGTACTACTTGCAACAACTGGCGGTTATATGTACGATGGCGTTTACAGTGGCTATCAAATCAAAGCCTTTTTGAACACCGAAGCAGGTAGCACCAATCTCACTAATTTTTTAAATCAGTACTTACAAACACCAGATAACATCTTAGCGTTGTACACTTGCCCAACAGATATACTTCCTGTTGAGGTAACAGATGCAGGCGTGAATATTACATTTACAGGACAAACCAATCCAATTAATGTCACAGGCAAAGCAATTACCAATAATGATACGCTAAACGGATACAAGCCTAGAAACAAAAAACTATTTACATACCCTTACAATTTTAATGAGGTAAGAAATAACTGTGGGCAGACATTAATTCAAAGGTATGAATTTTCTGAAAACCTTACGCCATACTATAACATAGTTGGTAACATGACAATGCCCGTACAGGAAGTCCTTAGACTTGATAGATACAAAGCTACAAAGACTACAGGCACAGGAAGAATGGATATGACAGAAACAATCACACTTGACAGTTTTCCCTTATGTTCATGGAATGTGGATGCATTTAACGCATGGGTAGCTCAAAATGCTGTACCAATAACAATTAACGCTATTCCATCAGCTATTCAAACTGCTACTGGTATGTTTACTGGCCAGTCAAGTAACTCAGCTCTAGGTAGTGTACAGAATATATTAACAAGTGCTTACACTGCTAGTATTTCTGCTAACGATGTTAAAGGCAATTATGCCACTAATAATGCACTATTTGGTAAAGGTCAAGTGTGTTTTGAGGCTCAGCGAAAATCAATCACCGCTGAGTATGCTAAAACAATAGATAGTTATTTTGATGTTTTCGGCTACGCTTGTCATAAAACAAAAGTGCCTAATGTGTCTAGCCGTCCTCATTGGAATTACGTTAAAACTGTTGATTGCACAATAGTCGGTCACGCACCTAGTGACGATATAGCTTTAATAGAAAGTTATTTTAATAGTGGTATTACTTTTTGGAAACACCCTAACGAAGTTGGCAACTACTCACTTGATAATACTGTTTAGAAGGGAGGTGTAAGAATGAGTAAAGCTAGAAAAGCTAGAAGAGAGAAACAGCGTACAGCATTTGACGATAGTGTTTGTTATCAGCTATACACGTTTGACCAATACTTAGATTTATTTACAGAAATCGCAATTAGTTCGTTTGAATGGGTTGGACTTCCTAGCACTGTTGATGCACGCTTTATTGAAGTTGGTTTGTACGAAGATAAAGCTATGTTATATTTTAATGATGAAGTAATGGGAAATCTATGCTTGAGAGGTATACTTGGTGGTCAACTTGATGTTTACAACATACCGCTGGATAGAAGGGCTTACGCTTCTAACGGCTATCAGCGTGTGTGCGGAAGAAGTGACAGTGTTATTATATGGGATAATATGACTCACTGGTGTTGTAAAGATAAGATGACTATATATGCTAAAAGACTTGCTGAACTTGATGCAACCATTGATATCAACTGCAATGCTCAAAGAACCCCTATTTTAATTAAAGGTAGTGAACAACAACAACTATCATTAAAAAATGCTTATAAAGAATTTGTTGGAAATGAACCTGTTATTTTTGCTAGTAACGATTTCCTAGATGGTGACGGAAGCTCTTTTGGTGTATTCACAACAGGCGCGCCGTATGTGGCGGATAAACTGTATGAATTAAAGGTTAATCTTTGGAATGAAGCTCTAACTTATTTAGGAGTAACAAATATTAGTATTCAGAAAAAAGAGAGAATGATTAAGGATGAAGTACAGAGGTTACAAGGTGGTGTAATGGCTAACAGGTATTCGAGAGAATTTGCAAGACAACAGGCATGTGAGCAGATAAACAGGATGTTCGGTACACAGATAAGCTGTCATTTCCGTGACGTATTCAACCAAAAGGACGATGGAAAGGAGGATAACGAAGGTGAGTAAATGCACGACACAAGTTAGATTTATTTGCGAAACAAGCGCAAATTTAACTGAGTCTACTGGGTTCAATAATATCGAAGATGTGCTTAACAAATCTTGGAACAAAATCTTTAGTGAATTTCCAATTTTTGACGAGCAATACAGGGCTGAACTTTGTAAGAAGATTTTAAGACATTACTACACTAGAGAGATTTGTTGCGAGTCTGTAGGAAGATGGAAGTTGTTTCTTAGTGACAAAATGAAAAATATTATGCCGTATTACAACCAACTTTATCAGAGCGAATTGCTAAAGATTGAACCGTTAGTTAGTGTGAACAGGAGTGTATCACATGAAGGTAGTGGAAGCGAAACCAAAACCACTAACAGAAATGGAACTAACAGTAGTAATTCAAGAACTGACGGTACCACTGACACATGGAGTTATTACAGTGATACACCACAGGGCGGTATTAATGGACTTGAAAGCAATGACTATTTAACCAATGCTACACATAATACTGGCACTGACGGTACTAGTAGCACTCTAAACGGTGAAACTAGCGATACTGAGACAGGAACAGGAAATAGAAGCGACAGTTATGTTGATAAAATTTTAGGTTACGAGGGTAACCAATCAGAAATGCTACTAAAGTTTAGAGAAACATTTCTAAACATTGACATGATGATTATTGATGAGCTTAAAGATTTATTTTTTACTATATGGTAAAGAGAAAGTGAGGTATATATGAACGATTTAAAACCTTTTAGGTATTGGTGTCAAAAGGTGCTCCCATTAATCTATGATGATAGCTTAAGTTATTATGAGTTATTATGCAAGGCCATTGACTATTTAAATAAAACAATGGAAAATGTTAATAACTTAAGTGAGAACTTTGACGAACTACA